CAATACTCTTTCTCGCCCTCGCCCATCCATTCTGATACTAAAACCCAGCCCGTACAGATTGCAGGGTCAAGAAAGGCGATGCGCCCGATTTCGGCGAGCGCATCGTCAATCAATGAAGGTTTCTTGTTTTCCTCACTCATGTGGCGAGGCTAGTACCAAAAGTTTGAACTCCAAAAGCGCCACGCCGTACAGGGTGAGCCGTAACGAGATTCGAGATAAATCAATCCTCGTTCGATTTGTCGTTCAACTGTAGTGTCAGGGTCAAGTCCTAAAATCTGAGGAATACCCCCAGCGTTTAGCCCTTTACCTTTTTGGTATACAGGTGTTTTGTTGTAAGCATCAGGACGCCAATTTGATTCCTTTGTCCACAGCGATAGCAAACATTCCCATTGAGTAGGAGTGTCCCAACCGAATTTAGACAATTGAGTTTTGGCATAGACCTTGGATGCTTCAGGTGTGCGCTCGACTAATACGGGCGCTTCCACGACTTCAACCGCTTGAGCAACTGGGTCAGGCGGAATGTGGAAAGGATTTACAAGGATGAATCCAAGTACGAGAATCGCAACTGGAATAGGTTTCGAAATAACTTTTTCATAGAATCGCATAATCCTCCATAGTTCGGAGCGAACTCTTTGTCACTACTGGATGTAGCGCTTCTGTGTTGTCGGTATCTGACCGACCTCGCTTTTGAGGTGTAGGTGTTTTGCGAACCTGTAACAAAGGTAGCAGATAAAGGTGAATAGATGTCAAGGACATTTCAATACGGGTTAGGCGTTCGGTGGCGGAGCAGATAAGTCACGCTAGTGAGAGAGGACGGACGCGCAACGAAGCATCAACGCCACCGAACTATGGGTACCCGATAGGAATGGTACCTCATTGCCTAACAAGTCACCCACCAGTAGCCCAAAAAGAAACTGGTGGGTGAACCTTTTATTTAGTCGAGGCGACTGCCTGTGTAAGCGGTGATTCCGTACTTGTTAAGCACTTCAGCAAACGCTCCAGCAAACGCGCTCTTACGGTCTACGCTCTGTCCAAACTCTCGGACCCAAATCTCGTAGCCACCGTAGTAGCCCTTGCTGCCGATGCCTTGAGTCTTGAGCCAATTCACAAACGCACCTCGCGCTGGAGAAATTGTTACCCAAGCGAATCCACACAATCCATCAAGAATGTATGTTTTCTTAGTGAAGTCAATGTCGCTTCCAAGTGGAGTAGTTGGAGAACCAACCACAAACTTTGGTGTGTCTGCATCGTTACCCGCTGCAAGACCAGCCTCGTATGCCTCGCGATAAATCGCTTTGCATTGAGTCTTTGTTAGAGCCTTCTTCTTTTCAATAACTGCTGTAGTCATTTTGTATCCCCTCTCTTGGTTACAAAGTAAGTATATCAAACCCTAGTTAGTTATGCAACCTTCTGAGTCTTGATTGCCTGAACGATTGCTCGTAAAACTTCAATTGGCAACTGATTAACTCGGTCATATTCGCTTACATATTCTCCGCTGTATTCCTTAATGACAGCATGGAATTCGTGCAATGCTGGGCGATAAACTTCAGCATCAAACTTCTCGCGCTCTGCTTTTTCGATTGCAGCCTTTGCAAGCCAAATCTTTCTTTGTGCTTCGTATTCAGTCTTTTCAACTTCAAACTCTGCCCATGGCTTAAACAACTGGCTTAACTGAACAACCTTTTCGTAACCTCCGTCAGTCTTAACAAGAACGCCTTGACCCTTGCTGACTTTGTATGATTGGTAGGTTCCCTTTTCGTAATGCCCTACTGAAGCGATGGTTACTTTCTGAAACCCGTAATCGCCAATTTCTGCGCCACGGCTTCTGTTGAAAGCCCACTCTTGACCGATTGCTAGTTCGATTCTCTTAGCCATTTTGTGTCCTCTCTCGACCTTGTATAACCAGTATACCCTACTGGGGTTAAGAATTCAACTTAAAGGCTTGAGCCTTGCGTCGAGCGTGTCGTTTGTCAGCCTCTTCAGCCAGCAACCTCTCGCGCTCGAGCCTACGGATACGGGCTAGTGAGGCTTCAGAGACCTTTAGAGGCTCTTTGAACTTCGTCCATGATGGAATTAACACTAGAACCACCGCCCTGTCTCTATTGACCCTACAATCCCGAAAACACCCACAATTGCCAGCGCTATCACAGCGCCCTCGAAATTATCTGCCCAGCGACGACCTTTGGCGCTTAGACGGATTCCTTTTCGTGCTAATCGATTCTCTATCATGATGCCTCCCTCTCTTTGATTGGTCGAACTAATCCGTATTCCTCCATTGAAGCGTCCAACTCACAACGGAAGCAATACGCCTTGCCTTTGATGATGGTGATTCGTAATTGACCACCGCACATGTAACACTTCATTTTTCCCCCTCTTGTTGTTTCTCACACCATCGACACATTCCTGCTCTTTTAATTTGAATCGGAGTGTGTGGCTCTGTTCCGCATTTAGGACACTTCATTGCTTCACCTCACATATAACCTCGGATTCACCGCGACCTGTAAGAACTGCCACGATGTCGTTCTTGGAAACCGTCCTCTCTAAGATGATTCCCTTTTTGCCAAAGCGATTGGCAAAAAACTCTGCCTTGGACTTATCTAAAGTCCATGACAATCCATCCTCGTTGATACCTTTTTGGCATCCGCGATAGATAGTTACCTCTTGAGCAAGCGCTCGCAAGATGTTGTCCTCCTCTTCGTCCATCATGTAATGACGATTCGGACGCTGTGAAGCCAACAACTGTTTCCACTCTTCAAGGTATGCGTACTGATTCTCTGTATCAATCCACACTTCGCTGAGAAGTTTCCAGTAATCGGTATCGCTCAACTTGTCAGCAATCTTGATGAAAGCCTCAACTCGAAATGGGCGCTCGAACAACCAAACAAATTGTTTGTAATTCTTGTCCGCAATTGCTTTTTCCACGGCTTTTGTTTTCTGTGCAAAATAAGCATTAGCACTACCGTTTGAAAAGAATGGAACTTGATAGACAAGGGGATGACGCAACATCATCCAGCCAATATCGCTTTGCTCTAGGTATGGAGTAAGGGCAGGGTGAAGTGTCTCGCTGTGTTCAGCGACCATCTTCGCCATCAATTCTTCTACTTGAGTCATGATGCCCTCCTCTTCTGATGCTTATTATTCAGTATTTTCAACTGCTGGTCAAATGAAACGCCGTGCTTCTCTGCAAGATTTCTTGCAATCAAGTCAGCAATCTCTTGAGCAAACGCTATTTCATCCTTTTGCTTTTGGATGCTCTCTGCGCTGTGTGCCTCACCATTGAAGTAGTGGGTGACAACTTCTCTTTCAATTGTCCATTGAAGGTTGAACCACTCTGTCACCGCTGAACGCTCTGTCTTGATAACTCTTGTCCACTTGCCCTCTTTGTAAGTCAAGAACTCACCTGATGCTGTTGGAGCGTTTGCCTTTTCCTTGGCAATTCGTGCAGCCTTTTTTGCATCGCGCTCTGCTTTTGCAGCAGCCTTTGCAACCTTGTCCGCTGTCACGATTCGTGATGGACGATTCAAAACCTCGGCTGGAGCAGATGGGTAGCAGATTGTGCAAGCATCCTTACCAGCATCCTCGACGATAGTTTTCTCATCATCGTTGCTGTACTGGATTAACCATTGGTATCTAGTTGTTGGAAAGCATGTTGAGCAATCCATTGAACTGTGAACATGTCCGTTGCTGTTGATTACTAAGAACGCTCTTGTCCATGGGTCTTGGTCGTAAATCGCATCTAACTTTTTGATTTCGATATTGACCTTGACAATCTCTGACTTAATCTTTGCAACCTTCTCAAGAGATTCTTGAATCTTTTCTACTGAAGTTGGGTAATACTTTTCGTAAAACTTAACTGAATCTTCAGCACTCTCTAGTTTGCTGATTAAATCCCAACGCTTGTTGTACCAAGATGATAACTCTGTATCAATCTTGACTGCGAACTCTTTTGTCACGCTCATTGGGTCTCCTCTCATTTACAACCCCAGTTTAGCATGAATATCGCTCAAGGTAC